TTCTTTTAATTTTTCAATTTCATTTATAACTGTATCAGGAAGAAATTTATTGTCTCTCCAGGTGCTAATAAAAAAATCAACGTCTGGGTCTTCCTTGTCTATAAGCTCAGAGTATAACCAGCTCACGGCGTCACTCGGATTAAAGTCTATTATAATTCTTTCTGTTGTCCTCATATTGATTTGCTTAAAGGTTTCATAATCGATTTCATTACCCTCATTCATTAATACTAAATCATGTTTAGCTCCTCTTAATTTCATTGGCTCGTCGCTGCTAATCATTTGAACAATTGTGTTTTGATATGTCCAAGTATTCTCAGACTTATTATGCTTGCCTAAATAATATATTCCAAGCTTTTCTAATAGACCAAAAAAATCTCTCATTACAGACCTCCTTAGAGATGGCATTGAAGCTCTAACTATTGTGATAGTTAAAGGCTGCTCAGCATTTACGATTCTATAAATTAAGTATTGACAGCAGCTATAAGTCTTACCGCTACGAGCACCGCCTTGAAGTATTACGATTCTCTTATTAGAATTAACTAATTGATAAAATTGTTTGTTACAATATTCCTTTAACATCTATTCGGCCGGACGCCATTCTATTAACTTTGATTTAACCTCACCCTCAACCGATAACTCTTGCCTCTCTATATAGCCTCTCTTCTTACCTCTGGTCTTTAAATAAAATATAGTAGCCGTAACATTATCGTCTTTAATAAGGTCATACAATTTAGATTCTGCAAAGTCTAATGAGATATTATGAATGTCCTCAACAGCTTCTTTAAAAGCTTCATCTTCTTTAAGCCAATTATAATAGGTTCTTCTACTGACCTTTGCGTTTTTGCATGCGGTCGTAACAATACCCAGTGAAGCCTCTAAGGCTTTAATCATTGCTCTTTTTTTAGCTGTAAACTTTTGTGCAGACATATGACAAAAATAAGCAATCCTTTTGAATAGCCTTATTTGTTATATTTTTTATACAGATATATATAAAGGTCCCAAACTTTTTCGGACGCGATACGTTGATTCTTATATAGTTTAGGACTGGTTATAAGCTGTCCTTTATTATTTATTTCAACTTTTACTTCTTTTATATTACGAAGAGGTTTAATATAAACCTTAATATTATTCTTAATACACCAGCTAATTGCTTTTAATTTTATGTCCACCATATAGTAATTCTTATAAATAATATATATAAATTAACCTCATTAAAATCGTTTACATTTTCAGCTGGATAGTAAGTAAATCCAATTAATATGCCGTCAAAATAAATATCAATTTTCATTTAAAAAGGAACTTCGTTGTCTTTAATTATTTGAATCTTTTTACCTGTTTTATCAATAGGCTTATAGCAACCACCATTAAAAAAATCAGGTGCTAAATCAAAATTACCTAATTGGCCATTTTCTTTACGCTTAACCTTTTCAATATATACTTTAACTAAGTCGCTTTTATATTTTGTTTTATGGCCTATGCACCTATAAATAATCATTCCATTATATGCCTTATTAAAAAAGTCTGCTGACCCACTAATTGAATATAAATTAGGTTTTTTGAATATACCATTTTCAGATTCAATTTTTCTTGGGTGTGCTATTAAAAATAAATGAGTATTTGTTTGCTGAACAAATTGGGTTATTAAGCTTAATTGTTTTCCTATATAGCTAAAGTCTCTTTGTGCAGAGTGGTCTAACATGTTATAAGGGTCTATGACGCATATCTTAATACCTTTTTGAAATACAAGTTCCTTAAACGCGTCTAAAATGCCTTTTAAAGTAAGATTAGCTAAATCTATTTTAATCCAGTTAAAATATTCTTTTATAAAAGACTTTGAGTTATTTAAATCGTCTGTTGTACAATTTTTTTCATTTAGTTTATTTGCTATTCTTTTTATGTGCCCCTCATAAGGAAACGATTCAGGACTAAAGATTGCATTTCTAAAACTATAACGTTTAGCCATGTTAACCAGTATTTGGTCTATAATATCTGACTTGCCAGCATTAGGAATTCCACTAACTACAGTCCATTCACCAAAAGCCATATTATAAAAATTATCTGATTCACCAAGGTCTAAAGAATAATTAGTAATTCCATTTTCAGAATAGCTCAAAACACTTTTCCATATGTCGTCAATATTTAAAACACCTTCAATAGGATAGTTTTTAGCTTGTTTAAGGACCTTTCTTAATTCTTCAGCCCCTTTAGCTACTAATATGTCATTAGCGTCTTTAAAGTCTTTAAAATCGACATATAAACATCTATAGTAACCAAGTCTTCTTGCTAATTCATTTCTTAATGCAATTCCTGGTCCATCGTTATCAGTGCATAATATTATTTTTTTAAATGGTTTAAAGTATTCATAACAGTTATCTAAATAAGTTAAATTTTGATTTCCTTTACTTGCTCCATTTGGAACTGAACAAACAACATAATTTCCTGCTTCATATAAACTTAAAGCGTCTATTTCACCTTCAACTATATAACATGTTTCAGATTCTAATTTTAAATTATTAAGACCATAAAAAACTAATTCAGCACCTGAAACCATTTTAAAATGTTTGTCAGCTGTTCTATATTTAATATTTATTAAACTATTGTCTCTATAATAATTAAAATTTATTGTTTTTTGTTTTTTCCCACTTTGTGGCATAAACTCTAAACTTTCAGTTATTTTCCAATAATTTAAGGTTGCTTCGCTTATACCTCGACTTTTGAAATAATCAATAATCTTTTGAGACAATTGACTTTTAATTATTTCAGGCCTTACATATTCATTTTCCATAAAATTTACATTTCCAGAATACCCACAATTATGACAATTATATAAACCTGTTTGTACATTAACAGACAAAGATTTATCTCTTTTGTTTTTACGTGTCGGTCCACATTTTGGACATATTGTTTTTTGATTTCCTGATTGATTTTTTACTTTGATTCCTAATTCATAAAATTTATCTATTGTGTTTGTCATAAGTTTAATTTAGTTATATTCCATTTAGTCTTAATTTTGTTTAAAGTTACCATTATACTTTCATCAACTTTAAACCATTTTTTTTTATAATATATTTTTTTTGTTATACAATTTCTTAATATAATATCTTTTTCAGGATTTTTAAAATTATGTTTAACTTCTAATATTATTGCTTTTGAAGTATGCCAAGAATCTGCTATTCTTTCTAATGTTATTTTTTGGCCACCTTTTAAATAATTATTAAATCTTTTAACCTCAATTAATATTAAAATTTCATTGTCAATTTCGAATACTGCGTCTATGTCTGTAGGGTGCATTTTTTTATCACCAATTCCTGTAAAGTCAATTGCTTGCTTTACTTGTTTAGAATTTCTTATTAGACTTTTCATTTACGTGATTATAAATTTGATTAAATTCTTCAATTGTTAAAACGTTTCTTAAATTAAATTCATTTAATGTTTTTGTTTCAGTTTCTGCCCCTAATTTCATTTCGTTATCCTCATTATATAAATAAAAGTTTTTTAGTCCTTTTATCTTTTTATAAGCTAAAGGTTCATTAAACTGCTCCATAAAGCGGTCTATGTACTTAATACCATTTTTGTCATTTGTTCTTAGTTTTAGAATTGTTAAAAAATTACCTGACCAAAAAGAATCATGTCTTAGTTTTTTACAAACTTTATAAACATCTCTTAAATTATATTTATCTAATCGCTCTACTTTGTCAAGGGTGTCAATCCACTTTAATTTTTTAGCATTCGTATTAGGTCTGTATTTTTCAGGAAATAATTTTATAAAATGTTCAATAGATTTATAGGCAGTTGAGTTAATACTTATATTATTATTTAATATATTATTTTGATTGTGTTTTTCCGAATCGGTTTTATCCGTGCCGGTTTTTTGTGATAGGTCATCTAAATAATAATTATAACCAGCAAAGCGACCTTTAACTCTTACCTCTTCTCTTTTTAATAAACCATACTTTTCGAGCTCAGCTATTTTATTTGCTATAGCCTGATAATTATCTTTAAAGTGTCCTATTAAATATTTAATTGTAATAGGTTTTGAAGTATCATGTGAAAACAAATAAGCATAAAGACCTGTTGCCCCCATTGTAATGCCTTTAATACGGAAGACTGCATTAGGTACAATTGTGAAGCTGTCGAATTTCTTCGGCTTATATATTCTATTGATTTCCATTTATTTTAATTTTTAAAGATTTCCCGTTTACTGTCCAAGAATTCTCTAAAGTCGTCAAAGTGTTTTTTGAACTCTCTATATGAAATATCTTTTTCCTGGTATATATCCCATAAAAAGTCTATTAAAACATCTAATTCTAATTGATTCATTTTGCCTATGTACTTAAAAGTTATAGGCACCTCAGCTGTTGATGACTGAGTAAACTTAACCTTCTGTGCTTCTTCGTTATAATAAATTTCTCTATAATTCATTGTTATAATATTTTTGAAGCAACTCTTCCACTTCCTCAAATGATTTAGACCAGCAAGCATACCAATTACATTTTTTTAATTTGTCCAGCCATTCAAGTTGTGATTCTGTTGGTTTGTTATAATTTACTTTTAATTCTATTGCCAAGCCATTATATTTTTTATTTGGCGTAAAAATTAAAATATCTGGGATTCCTGCTTTAGCCCCTAAGTATTTTAATTTGAATCTTTCAAAAGGTGTTCTTTTACCTTCGTTGCTTGCATGAGTAACTAAATAATCAGGATATTGAAATTTAATTAATCTCATTACCGCATGTTGAAATTTGTCTTCTTTTCCTAAATACTTATTAAAAGGATTTCCCATGCGCTATAAAATAATAATATTATTCTAAATTAAAAGTAATATTGTAATTATAATTATTAACCCAGCATAAGACCAAGCTAATATTTTATAATTGCTTTCTATTTGTTTTTTATTTCTTCTTT